CATCAGAACCCTAGAAAACTTTTTATTAGAATATGGTAAAGATTCAGGTCCACATACACCTGTTAGCGGTCAAACCTCTGGTTCAATTACAGCAAAAGGATCAGTGAGCCCCACCTCATCCGGATCGTCGCCTAGTCCTTCTAGTGCATCATCACCGTCACCTAGTAAAAAATCTACTCAAGCGCAAAAACCTGATGACGACGATGATGATCTAATGGTGATTCCTGCAACTAAAGCACCAATGGGTGCTGTAGTTACTAACCGCAACGGTGAAGACCAGGGTGTGGTTGTTTCTCCTGTAGGAAAGAAACCAAATGTTGACGCTGTTGTAATGCAAGACCCGCGGGGTGAATATACTGTGGCAGACAAAAAAGATAAATTGATTATTAGAAAACCAAAGGCAGCTGATGCAGGTGCAGCAGACAAGCAAGATAAAACAACCGTTGGCGGAATAGCTAAAGATATTAAAAACGCTGTAACAGGCAGTTTTGCAAAAGGCCAATCCGCTGCACAAGGCGTATGGAATTTTAATCCTATGAATAGTTCAGTAGAACCAAATCCTAGATTAAACAAATTAAACGAATTTGAAAATTTGTCACTGGAAGAACAGTTAGAAATACTGTCTACAGTGGACAAGGAAAAACTTGATGAAGCGTGGTCTAAGAAATATAAAAAGTCAATTGATTGTTCAAATCCAAAAGGTTTTAGTCAAAAAGCACATTGCGCTGGTCGTAACGCAAGACAAGCCGGGCAAGAAACAAGCAGCTCGAGTGTAAGTGAAGATGATACTTTTGGTAGGCATTTATTAAGACGCGGCCGGTATAGTGCTGCTCTAAAGGCCCTTGTTGGTGTATTAGATAGAAAACAAGAACCTCGAAATCACAGCGTAGAATATTATGCTGCCCGCATTGCAAGAAGTTACGAAGGTGTAGACGCTAAAGAGCTAGCAAAAATGTATAATGATCTAGTTAATGAATCAGGATCATTAGATGAGAATCTACGACAATGGTTCAAAGACAAGTGGGTTCGTTTTGGGCCCGACGGCAAGATTAAAGGCGACTGTGCTAGAGGTAGTGATAGCGAAGGCAAACCCAAATGTTTACCACAAAGCAAAGCGCACGCATTAGGCAAGGATGGGCGTGCTAGTGCTGCTCGTCGCAAGCGTAGAGAGGATCCAAATCCAGAACGTAAAGGCGCAGCAAAAAATGTTGCTACCAAGAAGGAAAGCGTAGCAGAAGATACAAACATTCCGTTTAATATCTGTCCTAGTTGCGGCGGCAACATTGTTCACGAATCACAGTTGCAAGAAAAACAAGACGCTTGCTATCACAAAGTTAAGTCACGCTATAAAGTATGGCCAAGTGCGTATGCTTCAGGTGCTCTAGTTCAGTGCCGTAAGAAAGGTGCTAAGAACTGGGGTAAAAAGAGTGAAAGCATTAATGAAAGTATCCTGCAAGATGCAGTACCAGACAATAGTCCTGTAAAAGTCATTAACAGGTTGTTAAGTAGACATTTTGCTGCTAACGACATTAAGGGACAAATGGATGCATTCTTTGCTATTCCTGATCCTAGAATGATTAAAGATTTTAGACAGGTTCGAGCATCACAGGGTGATAAGGCCTGCTTACGACCTATACTTCGCAAATATGTTAAGGACATGCACCCGTCGCTGCAAAAGCAAATTAATTTGCATGAAGCTAAGTTAAATGAGTACGGCAGTCTCGATGCTGCTAAAAAAGAAATTCTTCAAGCTGTTAACAGTATTGATACTGCACCACAAGATGCGGAAATTGCTAAAAAGAATGCAGATCTTTTAGATAAGATCTACACAATCTTAAATAAAAATAATGTAACAGATCGCATCAGTGCTGTGCTACCAGACGTTCTTAAAGGTGAGTATGGTAAAGACTGGGTAGTAGACATTGCACAAGCTCTTTCAAATGCGCCAATTACATACCAAGAGAAGGCAAAACTTGCTGATAACTTGGCTAACGACAAAGTAATTGACGCATCAATATTAATCAGCCCAGGTATCTATACTGTGGATCAGTTTACCTTTGGCGACCCAATCAATAGAAAAGTTCTAGATCACATGAAGTCATTTGGTGTAGGCAAACTAATGAAAGGTCCATTAGAACATGCACTGGCAATTTTAAGCAAAGAAATTAGCATTGCAGGTAAAGGTGATGTTACTGTTGCAGGCGAACCAGTAGAAGTTAAAGCAGCTATCGGTGAGAAGAAAGGCAGCGGCGGCGGCCGCTTTGGTGAAACAGGTCGACTACCAAGCAGAGAACAAATGCTTAATATCATTAATAGCTTTGAACAAATGAAACCATTAATGGATCAAGCATTAGCATCACAGCAATCTTTAAACATTAGCAACTTTGTAACATTAGCAAACTCTGCAAACTTAGATCCAAAAACTAGAACAGAGCTTGGTAATAAAGTATTCGGCACAATTTTTGGTGCTGAAGCAAAGCCTGTTATAGACGCATTTAACAAGCCAAATGCTGATCCGGATGAAGTACGCAAAGCATATATTGTAAGTAATTTCAACTGGTATAAGAACAGCGACATGGGCGGCGAATGGAAATATCTAGCAGCTATTAGTTTAGTTGACAATAGCATAGGTGTTGTGGGTAGTGGTGAGGACTTGTTACGAATCAGTGCTTATAAGAAAAATCCAGCTATTATTACCACAGATAAACCGCAGGAAATGTTATATCAGTTTAACCCAAAGGCGATGTAAATGAGATTTATAGATTTACAAGAAGGGCCAAAAGACCCTGGAATTTTTAAAGTAATATTTTTTGCAGGCGGTCCAGGCAGCGGCAAAAGCTATGTTGCGAATGAGCTTGGGTTGATTAGTAGAGGCCTTAAAGTCTTAAACAGCGATGATGCATTTGAATACCTAATGCGTAAGCGTGATTTAAGTTTTGAAATGCCGCCTGAAGAACAGCCACAGCGTGATGTAGCACGTCAGCGTGCTAAAGAAATCACAAACAAAAAACAAGACATTTATTTAGACGGTCGACTAGGATTAATCATTGATGGTACTGCTAAAGATGTTAACAAAATGGCTAAACTAAAAGTAGAATTAGAAGCCATTGGTTATCAAGCAATGATGGTGTTTGTTAACACTAGTTTAAAGACTGCATTACAGCGTAACCTATTACGCGATAGAAAAGTACCTACAGACATTGTTGTTCAGTCGCATAAACAAGTACAACAAAATAAAAATAGTTTAGCTGATGTATTTGCTCCAAACTTTGTTGAAGTGTCGAATGATCAAAATCCTGATTTTAATACTCCATTAAAACAAATTGATAAGTTTTTAAAATCTCCAATTACACCACAGGCTCGTGATTGGGTTAGCAAAGCACAGTTACAAAAATCTGTGGCACAAGAAGATGTAACAGACAAAACAAAAGTTATATATCGAGTAGACAAAGAAGCACCGATGGATAACACTGAAGTGTTAGTAATTGGCGGCGCTGGTCGCTATAGTCTTGCTGGGTTACGGAATAAGGCCCGCAGAGAAGCAGAAGCACTAGCAAAAGATTTAGAAGTAGAACATGGTGGCGCATTTCGTAGAGCAGCACAAACTGTAAAACAATTTTCTAATACATTGAATACTGTTGTTGCAGCCTACGATGAATTAAATGACATTCGTAAAGGTGGCGGAAGTCGTAGTAAAGGAATTCGCAACGAAGATGTACAAAGCAAGCCTAAGGTATATGTAGATATGGATGGTGTAATTGCTAACTTCTATGCCGGCGTTACCGCAGTCACAGGTCATGCAGAGCCTAGAGAACTTGCATTACAGGACATGGAAGATACAATGGCATCATTTGCTGGCACTGACTTCTTTTACAAATTACCTAAGTATGAGCAGGCTGACCAACTAATTGCTATGGTTAATAAAATGACCAATGGCGATTGGTACATTTTAAGTTCGCCACTAAAGTATGACCGTGAAGGTAGTGCAAAGTATAAGGCAGCATGGGTAAAGAAATATTTAAACATTCAACCTAAAGGTATGCATTTCACTGGCGACAAGGCACAGTTCGCTACACAGCCAGATGGCACACCTAATATTTTAATTGATGACTATCCTAAGTATCTAAACAGTTGGAAAGAAAAAAATGGTATTGGCGTTCAATACAAAGGGCATGTGGGTAACATTGAAGATGTTAAAGCAACATTAGACAAATATCTAGGTGCAGATGTTGAAGAAACAATTCGCAAAGTAAAAGGCGGTTACAGACTGCTGAGTAAAAAGGGCAAGAACCTAGGTACATATCCTAGCAAGTCCGGCGCAGAAAATCGTGAACGAGAAGTACAATACTTTAAGCACATGGGTGAAGCAGGTAGATCGACCGCAGTTGAACCAGACCCATCAGGCTATCAACATTCGCTATTAACTGCTCCGCAAAATACTCTAGTAATTGACAAGTCAGACGACATGGATTTTTACAAGCTAGGGCAGCACTATACTAGTTTAGCAAATTACGATAAGCATGAGCTAGGTGTAGGCCCGTCAGATATGACTATTACATTTGCTTCTCCTGAAGAGATGGAGCGAATGAAGAAAGTATTTGATAAGTTAGGCGTTGTGTATAAGGACATTTCAGGTAGTCACGAAGAACCAGAAATACATACTAAGCCACCAGAAGGTAAAGTAGCTGAAGCACTTGACAGTTCATATCCATATGAATTTAAGAACAATGCTTACTATTTCATTACTGATGCAGGCAATGATTACAAAGCCGTGTTTAAGGGCGATAAGAAGGTTGAAGTAAGTTTTATGGCTCGTGGTGAGAATAATCAGCCCAAAGATGATATTACAGGTACAGGTGATTCACGCAAAGTGTTTGGTACTGTGGTTAATATCGTAAAAGATTATGTAGCTCAAAATCAACCTGAAATTCTAATGTTTGCTGCTGATAACAATGAACCAAGTCGTATTAAATTATATAATATGTTAGCAGCACAAGCAGGTAAATCATTGCCCGGATATAATTTTGTAAAAAAATTAAAAGGCTCGCTGTTCACTACATTCTACTTGACACGAGATAATGTTAAAGTTCCAAAATTAGATACAGCTAAAAATCTAGCAGGTCGTGCATTAGACAAAGTATTTAATTCACAACAACCTAAATTGCCTGGTAGACTATTCACTGTATTAAGTGAAATAGCAGATAGTCCGTATGATTTTGTTCGAAATGTAAAAACACCTGATAAGCGAGCATATCGCTTTCAAACAGATGCTGGACAATTGTACAGGGTACAAGTGTTCAATCGCAGAAAAGACGATGCTAACAAATTAGAAATACACTTTGATTTAACTGATATGAAAACCGGTAAGCCAGAGTCAGGCGTAACCGGCACAGGTGATGCTGTTCGTGTGTTTAGCACAGTTGCTAACATTCTACAGCAAGAAGTAGCAGAGCAAGACCCCACAGGTATTATTATCGCTAGTAAAGCAGATGATGAGAGTAGAGTAAAACTTTATAGAACACTGGCACGTCGAGCAACAAAGCTGATGCCTGGCTATGAAGTAGCTGGAGAAAAATCTGTTACCGGGGGCGACGGCAATCCATATCTAACCATAGAGTTAGCAAAGAAATGAAAATAGTTGAAGTAGTAACACCTATTATCGCCTATCACGGCACAGTAGATGATATTACACAGTTTCGTCCATTGACTCACTTTGGCACCGAAAAAGCTGCCAGAGACCGTATGGACTACAAGAAGAACGCAAACGGTAAAATCTACAAAGTACAATTAGACATACACAATCCATTTACTGTCAAAGACTTTGCTGGCAATCATTATGATAGAGTGTATGCGTTTGACTTGAGAGACAAGAAAAAGATTTCTCAAGAAGAAATGGAAAAGATTACAATGCTACAGGATCCTGTACAACTTCGTACAGCATTACTAGCTAAAGTAAAAGAGCTAGGCTATGATGGCTTTGTTTACAAGAATCGTTACGAGGACAAGGGCAATATCAGCTATGTTATTTTAGACCCGAGTCAAGTAAAAGTGCTAGAGGTAATTCCAGTTGGCGAGCCTGTAGAAGAAAACTTTGCTGACGGAAAAGTAAGAGGCAAGAGTCGTCCAGGCCGTGTTAAACGCTCTGGCGCTAGTTGTGCTGGTAGCGTAACAGATCTACGAGCTAAAGCTAAAAAGTACGGCGGTGAGAGAGGCAAGATGTATCACTGGTGTGCTAACATGAAGGGCGGAAAGAAATGAAACTTAATGATTTTTTAATAGAAGCAAAACAGCAGCTAGTACAGGAAAAACTTCCTTACGCTAAATCTGATCTTGTGCCTGTAATGAGCGAAGCAACTATTGATTACCACTATGGTAAACTAGCTGCTGGATATGTTAAAAAATATAATGCGGGCGAAGGCGACGCTAAGTTTAACGAAGCAGGCGCATATCTTCACAATGTTTTCTTTCCGCAACTACAACCACCAAAGGGCAGCAATAAGCCTACGGGTGCAAGTAAGGAATTAATTGAAAGCAAATTTGGGGACTTTGATTTATTCAAAGAAAAGTTTACCGAAACAGCAATGTCTATTCAAGGCAGCGGATGGGTATACTTGAGTAAAAAAGGTGAGATCAAAACCATTACTAATCACCAAATTAAAAATGATATAGCACTACTAATAGACTGGTGGGAACATGCATGGGCCCTAGATTATGAACACGACAAAGCAAAATACTTAAATAACATTTGGCGTATTATTAATTGGGATGTAGTCAATTCTCGATTATACTAAGAGAATTACAAAGGAGATTTTGTTGGACACCCCGGGGTTTAATTACAGAATTGTTAATGAGTTTGATGTTTCTGCAATTGCACATGAAATATCAATTTTAGATTCTGCTATTTGGGATCTAGATCAATCTAGACAGAACAGCTCTTCTACCCATCAATTAACAAAAAGTATTTTTATTAGTAGCTTACCGCTAACATGGCGAGGCAAAAACTATAATTTAAAAAAACATCTAGTCAGCGAAAAGCTAAATCAGCTTACATATAAAATTGCTGATGAGCTTGAAAATGTATTTGACGGCAAACTGGGAAGATCTTTGTATGTTAATCTTCCAGCTAAACAAAAAATTCCTGTCCATTGCGATGGGGGATATTATTTGTTGAATGTACATAGATTACATATACCAATTGTAACTAACGATTCTGTTGAGTTTTTTTTAAATGGCGACGTGGTTAACATGAAAACAGGCAGTTGTTATGAAATTAATAATGCTAGAGAACATGCTGTTAGTAACAACGGTGACACAGATAGAATTCATTTAATTATGGATATTATTCCAAAGAAGGCGTTTAAATGATCACTGATAAGCCTGTATTATTTGTTCATGTTCCTAAAACTGCAGGAACTTCTGTACTTAAAGTTCTAACAGAAACACAGTCATGGAAAATTACGCCAAAGATCCCCATTGACTCTAACATGAATCATAGTCCCTTGTTTGTGCTTGAGCGATACAATATCCTGAATAATTTTTTTGTTTTTTCTATAGTCAGAAATCCATTTACACGAGCATTTAGTTATTATCAACATTTTAAAAGATATCATTTGTCAGACATTTCTTTTGAACAATTTTTAGATCATGTGAGACGCAAGAAACAAGCAGTATTTGAATTTCTAGATCATGTAAGTATAAAGAAAAATACTAATGCTACACCTTTTATTGTTTATCCTCAATCATTTTTTCTTTTTGATATGAACGGAAAAATGTCATTAGACAAGTTATATCGATTTGAACACATTGAAGAATTTGAGACAGATTTTAATATTAAAATGCCAAATTTGAATGTTGGTAATTATTCTTTGGACGAATATTTAAATAACTATACATCAACAACAATTGATCTGGTCCGCCATATCTATTTAGAAGATTTTATAAATTTAAACTATTCAACAGATTTTCAACAAGAGGTAGGTTTATGAGTCATTTGTCTGAAACAGGTTATGGTTATTTTGAGCACTTGTTACGATCATGGAAAGTAGCAGGAGTTTTATTAGTACATGGATTAGTGCCTAACATTTGGAAAACCAAAGCTAGCGATTTACTTTGTGTAAATAGCAATGCAACAAGAAAGTATTTGCTTGAAAAACAATATGGTATTATTGAATCAAGCGGGAGATGTTTAAGTGAAGATTAATGATATTATAGTTGAAACTACATCGGGCAGTATAGCAGTTGTAGCACAGCCATTGGGCGCTGTTATCAAGCGACCTAACCCCAGTATCTATAAACCAAAGAAGAAAAAAACAAAGAAAAAGTAAGACATGCACTATCAAAACTTTTTAGATCTAAATAAGATGTTCAACGAAAATCCGCAGTACCTGCGTGATACAGTTCGTCGTTCAATCATGTCATCGACATTTACAGGCGAATGGAGAAAAGATCCAGAGGATTATTATGCCGCTAATTTTATGTTTCCTGATTCTAAAAATGAATTTGATAAAAATTTTCTAGATCCGGCAGCAAAAGAAAAATTACTACATGGCGGTTGGGCTGATAAAGAAGGTAATGTTAAAACTAAAATAGAATACAAAATAAATTCACATGGTTTTAGATCAAAACACTTTGATGAAATAGATAGGCCTATTGTGTGTTTTGGTTGTAGTTTTACCTATGGGGTTGGCTTGCCTGAAGAGTATACTTGGCCTGATATGGTTTCAAAACATTTTGACATACCGGCTTACAATCTCGGTGTTCCTGGCATGGGCTTAGATATAGCATCTATATATGCTACTAACTGGCTAGTAGATGAAATTTGGCGACCTAGAGCTATCTGTGTGCTATTGCCTCCGCCTGGTAGAATAGACTTTTTTGTTCCGCAAGAAACACATATGCCCCCACCAACAAATTATCGTTTAGTAAATTTATGGCACGATGTAGAACATAATGAAGACAGGCCAAACAAAACTACTAAACAATTAGTAGAATCAATTCCGTTCACATCATATCTGATGCAACGGCGTAATGTTCAGACCCTTAAACTACTTGCAAATTATTTAAGTATTCCTTTTGCATACGCTGACACCATTTATACAAATATACATCCAAGCGATCAAAACATTTTAAATAGTGAACCGCTAGCTAGAGATTTAAAACATGCCGGGGTAGATTGGCAAAAAAGAGTTGCTAATCATATCATACAGCAACTAGACTCATACCCGGATAGTAACTGGAAGGAGTATGGTGACTTGTTACCATATAGTAAAATATGAGAGCAGTAAAAGGTAAAAATAACCTGCTGTGTATTATTAGCAGGGAAGAAGCTAACTTGTTCAGTAAAGCAGAATTTGAAGGTTTTTTGAACATAAGTAAACTGTCAGAACGCGAATCTTATATTGCTGAAGATTTATATAAGAAGAATGTTCTTAGCAAAGTACGCAGGAATGAAAATGTTGGTTACCGAATCTACCCGCAAAGAGCTCAACTTTAACAAATACGAGCTAGCTAAAAAACTAGAACGCTTAACAGATAAGATCATTGAGCGTGGTGTTTATGTTATTGAAAAAAATAACGATGGGTTCTATAACCTAGTTGAGTACACTAAAAAGAAAGCATTATTATTAGATATCCCCGGTTACATACTGGCTAATAACATATGTAATGCGCTAAACTCTAGAAAGAGCATAAACCTTAATTTTGCTCAAACTATGATAGGTATGTATCATAAGTTAAGCACAGACTGCATGTACTATAGACACACAATTGGTACCACTAAAGACGAGTTTCGACGTGAAGTTGTTATTACACGGCTTGATATAGCTATACAACAGTTAAAGAATGTTAACCGAGAACTCGCTACTCTGAAATAAGATAAAAATTCCTGCGTTTTCTGATAAATAAGTGTAATAACCAATAGCAGGGATTAATATTATGTTTTTACAAGATTTTAGAGAAACTCCTAACAGAAAAATTAAGAAAATTAATTCTGTTCTTAAGGAGCAGTTTGGCATATCCATTTCAAAGGGCTTCCCTAGAAAGGAAAAGCTAGAAAAAGTACTAGAGTCAGCTGAGAAGGCAATTATTAAACTTCGTGGCACAAACAAGATGTTTCATCTTGAGCCAGACTATGCTAAGTTTTTAGGCATCAAAGATGTAGTTGAAACAATGATCAACGAAGGCATGTATGCTGAAAGCCCAGCTTACATGGCTATGAAAGAAATGCTGGAATCAACTGTTCGTAAGCTAATGGACAGTGGTTACACAATGGACGAAGCTGTTGGCGAGTGCATGAACCGCTACAGAATGGACACCCGTTTTGCATATGATGATGATCATGTTATGCCAATCGTAATCACAGCCGCTAAGAGCTACATGGACGAATGCGGCACTATGAAGTATGAAGCAGTAGAAGAAGTTCAAGAAAATGTCCCTGCTAAGACCGATCTTGACGAGAAGCTGCTAAAAGCTCTAGCTGAAGAAATTGGTATTAAGCTAGAAGGCATGACCAGCTATGATGTAATTGAATCTAAGCTAGAAGAATTTGCTAAGGTTGCCGGCAAGAGCCGAGATGCTGTTGTTGGATTCCTAAACGGCCTAGACGAAGCAGCTATTACATCAGGCATTCAATACTTTGGTCGTAAAATTGCAGAGCAAAATGCATTTAATACAGCCAGAGATCAAGCTATTGCTGCAAAGAAACATAAATTTAGTTTCAATGGTAAAGAATACGATCTCTCATCAGTTGGTGAAGATGACATTAGACGTGCAATGGCACGATTTGGTAGCAAGAAGGATAAGAAAACTGAAAGCCTACTAAGCGACATCGTTGACGATATTCTAAACGAAGAAGTTGACGTTGAACAAGCTGAAGTTGTAATGGCAGTTCGTGCTATGGCTGACGATATTCAAGATCAAGTAGAGCGTATCGGGCGCATGATCAACGAAGAACTTCCAGCTATTACAGATCAAATGCGTAGTGAAATGGGCGCAAGCACAGCACAGGCATTCAGTGACACAGTATCAGGTGTGTTGACGGCACAGTTAGAAAATGCAAAAGCAACTAAGGCAGGCTTAGATGATGCAGTTGCACAATTAACTGGAGGCGAGGTAGCTGGTGCCGTTGGTGACACAGGCGGATTAGCTGAGCCAGAAGAAGAACCAGTTGATGCTGAAGAACCTGCTGTTGATGTCAATGAACCAGCAGCCGCTGGTCCAGAAGAAGAACCACTAGGTAGAGCAGCAATTTAATGCTAATTCGTGATATTGTTTTAACTGAGAGTTATTACGGCGAACTGATCGTTGCTGTTCAGGATATTCTCACACGAGCAATGTCTAAGGGTATTAAAGAAATTAAAACTGAAAAGTTTAAATCATTACTAGCACGGCAGGGCTATGTTACATCTACCGATGAGCTTATTCAAGCAGTAGACCAGAGTGGCTTTGCTAGCAGCGTAGATAAAGATAAGATTATACCAAAAAACGAACTACCTGCAGACTTAAACAAAGACGCTGAACAAGCAGTTGATGTTTCAAAACTTGCAGGCAATCAAGCAATGAAAGACATTAAGGCGGATCTATAATGGCTAACATATTTGTCAATGCTACAACAGCACGACGCGATACTCGCAACAACAGCATTATACATAGTGAGATTCGCAGTATTGAAGCCGCAGTACTAGCAAATATTGATGCCGGTGTATTGTATGCTAATGTTAACAGTAACACCACAATGACTGACAGTAATGTTTATTATAATGTCTATAATGGTGTTACCAATGATGCAACAAAATTAGATCAAGTCAACTATGTAAAGGATTACTTTACTGGTCTAGGTTATGGTGTTAGTATTCTAACTAATACTACAACCGAAGATACTATTACTTGGAACATTTCCTGGTAACTCTAAAAAATTATCTACAAAAGCACATTGGTAAAATTATTTTTTAAATAAAACTGGCTGGTGATAAATGGATTTATGGTTTGGTGATAGTTGGCCTATAGGTTCTGAATTAGGCACCACAAACGATATATTTGACAAAAGTATTTTTCCAAATGTTTTGTTAGGCAGAGATAATCCTTTAAAGGCTTTCCCGCACTTTGTTTCAACACATAGAAACACACCATATATAAATTTTTCTCGTGGTTCGTCTTCAATTGAATACGCTTTAAATCAGCTATTAAAATTCTGTAAAAACTTATACAATCCTAAAATAAAATATACTGCATTTCTGTGCGCCACAGCACAGAACAGAGGCTTTGGTGTATCAGGGGAACTTAACAAGGAACTGCATTATTGTAATACACGCAATAAAACTCAGTATGATCTTTTTATATACGATTCAATAATTGCACTAAACTCCTTTTACACAATTTGTTATATGTATAAGATAGAATGTCATATTGTTCCTATATTCTGCAATTTAATATTACCAGAGAATTTTAGTGAATTGATACTGTTTAATGATGCCTTATTAACAGATACTTCGTTAGTTGAAGAAACATTTAAAACTAAATTCATTGAAGATGCTTTACAGTATATCGACAATGAAAAACTTACACCAGATCTATGTTCACATCTAGACTGGATAACACCTAATAAAATACACCCTAACATAATAGGACATAGAAAGCTCGCATACAAACTTATAGAGCTGTTAGAAAATCGTTGACATAACGATTTATATATGTTATATTAAACGATGCTTATAAACAAATATAATTACCCACAACTAAAAAGACTACAAACGCCCGCTGGCCGACAGTATGTTGGCGATGATGCTGAACCTGTGCCTAGTGTTACTACTATTCTTGACAGTACTGCTGATAAAACTCATCTAATTGAATGGAAGAAACGAGTAGGCGAAGAAGAAGCCAATCGTCAAAGTCAGCAAAGTGCGGGCCTAGGTACTAAAGTACACAATGCTATTGAAAAATATGTCAAAGGACAAGAATGGGATAACTTTGGTAATAATCTTGTAAGCATATTAGCTCGTAAAATGACGCTGAGTATGATTGAACAGGGTTTACCTAAAGTCAATGAGCTTTGGGGTGTTGAGGTAGGCTTACTAGCCCGGGGGCTTTATGCCGGCACTACAGATAGCGTTGGTATATATGAAGGCGCAGAATCGATCATTGACTATAAGACTTCTAAGAAGCTAAAAAAGCGTGAATGGATCGAAGATTACTTTTTACAGGGTTGTGCATATGCGCTAGCGCACAACGAAATGTACGGTACAAACATACGCAAAGTTGCAATTTTAATGGTAGATCGCGACGCTAAATTTGGCGATTATATTATAGAAGGCAACGAGTTTGATTATTATTGTGATCGCTGGGCACAGCGTTTAGAAGATTACTATCGTTCAAAGTGATAAATACTGTTAAGTTCAGGAGACTTAACAGTGGCAAATGTAATCATATCACGAATTCAAAATCGAAGAGGTTTAAAGCAGGACCTCCCTCAACCATTACGTCCGGGCGAGTTAGGATTCGCAGTTGACAGTAGACAGCTATTTATTGGTGCTGATCCTGACGACGCTATTAGCGGTAACTATAATAAAATAAGTTTCTTTGAGTCAACAACTAACTCAAAGTCAATTACACAAAGTATCGCTAACAATAATTTAATTTCATTTACTATTCCTTACAAAAAGTTTCCTAGTGGTACCTTTGATGGTGTTACTAAAACTGCCAGCTGGGCTCTATCATCAAATACATATGGAACTTCTGGATTAGCAGTTTTTGCCGCAAATTCTAGAGTTATTGCAACAGCAAACTCTATTGCTAATGTTACCTCAACAACTATTGAATTAGATACTTATGACGAAAGTATTAATGTAGGTGATCGTGTTCAAAGTGCTGATATTCCTGGTATTGTTCGTGTAGCTGCAATTAGTGCTGCAAACAGTAATACGGTTGTTACTCTCACATCAAACCAAACAATTACCACAGCTAACACCCTGTCATTTGTCCCAGATAATATTGTGAGTACAGTTAGCAATGCTGCTTTTACTGCAACTGATTTAACTGTACTAAGAAATAGCGTTCTACTATTAGGCGACAACAGCAATGTATCGCCTGCTGCATCTAAGGATTATAGTTTTAGTGCTAATACCTTAGCTAGCAATAGTCATGTTATTTCTTTTAGAAATATTCCAAGCCCTGGTGATGAAATTACTGTAGCATATTATAGTAATGCAGCAATTCTTCATGCACTTTCAAACGCCAATACTGAATCAGGCGGCGTAACATTTATTGGTACAATTTATGCTGGCACTAATAAGAGAAGTTTCTATACAGCATATAATATTCCTACATATAGACAAATTAATCCAAAGTTTGTAACAGTATGTTCATCAACCGGAACAGGTTTAATTGGCTTAGAACAAAAACATATTGCAGTAACAGCAGACAGTACCTTGGCTATTTCAAGTCCTGCTAACGTTGTATTGGGTAATCTGCTAGTAAGTAGAACCAGTGAGAAAATAGCAGCCGCAGCAAATATTAGTGCTGCTATAGTTCTTAATGTTGGATTAGAGCATCCATATAGTGTTGCAGGGCCATATAATTATGTATATGTAAATGACACAGATGGCGGATACCTAGACGGTAAAGTATTTCAGATATCAGCAAACACTAGCACATCTGTTACAGTACCTATCCCAGCAAACGCTTCCCAAACAGCTAGAGAAGTTACTGCTAATGTAGTTGGTAGCTTTGGTGCTAATGCCACAATCAAACTTGTTGGAAATATTGCTGGTGTTGCTGACAATGATTATGTTTATTTAAACGGAAATTCAAGCGCCTATCTGAACGGCAACACATTCTTAGTATCAAATGTTAATGCCGCTGCTACATCTTTTACTATATCTGGTAACTCATCTGTATTATTTGCAGCTAACATTACTAGTGATTTAAGATATATGAATTTTGGTGCTAATCTAAGTGCTAATACCGTACAGATTTTTTCACCGGTACATGGATTTGATTCTGGTGAAAGTGTTGTCATAGCTAGCAGTTCCGACACCTTTACTATTCCTAATGGTACAGAAGTAATTTCAACTGTTGGTGATAATACCTTCTTTATTACAGCAAGTGGTTTACCGACAGCTAATGTTACAATGAATATTGAGCCAGCATTATCTGCTTCATATGCTAACACCTTTGTAACGCCTGTGAGAAGCATTGACCTAAGTAGTCAAACAACAGTGAGCGGCGCAATAGCAGTAGTAAATGCACTAGATGATTATCCTCAATTAAACTTTATACCAGATACTGTTGATACTGTTTATTTTACCCATAAGGCTGCATATAGCAGCGTTGGTTTAGATTTTGGCATTCATGAGGATCCTGATACAGCAACATTAAGTGTATTAAAACTTACTCCTGGGCTATATACTAAGGATAGCACCATTAAAGCAAAATTAGAAAAGTGGCTTAATTCCTGCTTAGAATCAGAAGATGTAAATATCTTTACTTCAGCTAAAGTGGGCGAAGTTTATAGTACTAATACAGCACTGACAAGATCTCTAGGAACATATACTTTAAATATTGATAATACCTTTGACGAAATAAACTTTGATCACCGAGACGAAGCAAGAGACTTCAATAGTGTTGTTAACGACATTTATTTCCAAAGAACCAGTAAGGATATTAGAGGCTTAGTAAATCTTAAGACCAATATTGAATTGCAAACTAGAACGGCGGCAGTAATTGGTGACAGAACAGTTTCCTATACTGATATGAATACTGCATCTATTGCATTTAGTGCTGCTAATGCTGTCATTGTAGGTATGCAACAAAGTATTTCAGTTTATGATTCTTATATCATTGATTATACAATTACTGAAGCATCAACAGAAACTTCAAAGTATCAAAGAATGGGTACAATGCATTTAAGCGGCAGAAGTGACTTCCTTAGCGGTAACGGGTCTGTGCTGTTCCAGGACATTTCATCTGAAATGTTAGATACCGGCTTAACAGGTAATTTGGTTTTTGCAGCGCACATGGCAGGCAATACAACTATCAATATACATGCAACAAATAATTTATCTCCTAACACCGACTTAGAAGTTAAATACATTGTAAGACGCTGGTCGTCATTACCAGCTTAAAGATAGTTTATGTTTACAAAGACACAGAATGATTTAGATCGCCTCGCCGCCTGGAGAAAATTTAGGCAAAATAGTCAAATACGGACATTTCTGTCAGAGTAGTTTGACACTTATTATTACTAGTACACTCTTGCACCTTAAACTCGTGAATCCATCAGAGCTTTGTTTTGATGTGGTAAGTAATCACATAACCGGTGCTACTGGTTTAATCTTCGTAGACAATAACCTTGTTTATAACTTTTTACCTGGCGAGATAGTCAGCGAGCAATTTGCTCTTGACAATTCGACCCGCTATATGCGACACATAATAGCATTAGATAAATTTAGTTATTGACAAGATAAGTATACTCTAGTACAATAACAATAATACTATTTTCAAAGACACAGGACTAAAAGATGTCAAAAACATATCTTATTACAAAACGCGACGGACGCAAGGAAGAACTAGATTTAGATAAACTACACAAAGTGGTTTTTCATGCATGTGATGGAATTACAGGTGTAAGTCCCAGCGAAGTTGAAATTAAGAGTCATATTCAATTTTATAATGGCATTACTAGTTCAGATATTCAAGAAACGCTAATTAAAAGCGCCGCTGATCTTATTAGCGAAGAGACCCCTAACTATCAATATGTTGCAGGTAGGCTAATCAACTATCATCTGCGTAAACATGTTTATGGCGAGTTCCAACCGCCTTCGTTGTTTGATATTATTAAGTCAAATATCAACAAAGGTTTCTACGATAAAGAGATTCTAGAGTTATACACAGTTGAAGAAATCAACGAACTTGATGCTTACATCAAGCATGATCGCGATAACCTACTAACCTATGCTGCTATGGAACAATTCCGCGGCAAGTATCTTGTACAGAATCGTGCAACCAAGCAAATCTTTGAAACGCCACAAGTCGCGTATATCATGATTGCAGCGACTCTTTTTGGACGTTACCCTAAAGAAACACGTATGCAGTATGTTAAAGATTTCTACGATTCAACTAGTACATTTGACATTAGTTTACCCACGCCAATTATGGCAGGTGTAAGAACACCACAACGTCAATTTAGCAGTTGTGTGCTAATTGAAACAGATGATAGTTTGGACAGTATTAATGCGACAGCGAGCTCAATTGTTAAGTATGTATCTCAAAAAGCAGGAATTGGTATCGGCGCCGGTCGCATTAGGGCTATTGGCTCTCCCATTCGGAACGGTGATGCTAGCCACACTGGTGTCATACCGTTTTATAAGCACTTCCAGAGCGCGGTCAAAAGCTGCTCGCAAGGCGGCGTCAGAGGCGGAGCAGCCACACTCTACTATCCAATCTGGCACCTCGAAGTAGAGGATCTTCTTGTACTAAAAAATAATAAAGGTACAGAGGACAATCGTGTACGTCATATGGACTATGGTGTACAGTTTAATAAACTAATGTACGAACGTTTGCTCACAGGCAGCGACATTACTTTGTTCTCGCCACATGATGTTCCTGGCTTGTATGACGCATTTTTTGCTGACCAAGATAAGTTTAGAGAGCTATATGAAGCAGCAGAGCGCAACTCTCGTATTCGTAAAAAGACTATTAAAGCAGTAGATCTGTTTAGTGCGTTTGTGACTGAGCGTAAAGATACTGGCCGTATCTATCTAATGAATGTTGATCATGCTAATAGCCATGGGGCATTCAAAGAAGATTTAGCACCTATTCATCAAAGTAATTTGTGCTGTGAAATCAATTTGCCCACTAAGCCATTAAAGGATATCAACGACCCAGAGGGTGAAATTAGCCTATGTACATTAAGTGCTATTAATTGGGGTAATATTAAGAATCCAGAAGACTTTGAAAAGCCATGTGAACTAGCTGTTCGTGCGCTGGATGAACTACTAGACTATCAGAGCTATCCAGTACTTGCTGCTCACCTAGGTACAATGAATCGTAGGCCCTTGGGCGTTGGCATTATTAACTTTGCTTACTGGTTAGCTAAGAATGATACTAACTATCAGAATCCAAATTTAGATCTTGTTGATGAGTGGGCAGAAGCATGGAGTTATTATCTTATTAAGGCAAGCGTGAAACTTGCTCGTGAAAAGGGTGCATGTCTTAAGAATAACGAAACCAAGTATGCAGATGGCATCACGCCAAATCAAACCTACAAGAAGGAAGTTGATGAACTTGTAAAGCATAAGGAGCGTATGGATTGGAAGTCTTTACGCAAAGACCTAAAAACTTACGGTATTCGAAACAGTACTTTAATGGCACTTATGCCCGCAGAAACATCTGCACAGATCAGCAACAGTACTAATGGTATTGAACCTCCTCGCAGTTATGTAAGTGTAAAGCAAAGTAAGGATGGCGTGCTCAAGCAAGTTGTTCCTGAGTATCGTAGATTAAAGAACAAATATGATCTTCTTTGGGATCAACGGAGCCCAGAAGGTTATTTAAAGATTTGTGCTGTACTACAAAAGTACATTGATCAAGGTATTAGTGTTAATACCAGCTATAATCCTCAGCATTTTGAAGATGAAAAAATTCCAATGAGTTTATTGCTTCAGCATATCGTAATGTTCTACAAGTACGGCGGAAAGCAACTATATTATAATAATACATATGATGGTCAAGGCGAAGTTGACATCAACAAAGCAGAAACGCCGTTAGCACCAGGTGCAGATGACGACGCAGATTGCGATTCGTGTAAAATCTAAGGTAACAAATAATGACATATTCAGTTTTTAATTCTAACAATCGTAAAGATCATACCACTGCCACAATGTTTTTAGACGCTAGCGGTACAGTAACTATGCAGCGTTACGATACATTAAAGTATCGTCAGTTTGACAAACTAACTGACAAGCAGTTGGGGTTCTTTTGGCGACCTGAAGAAATTGATGTGACCCGAGATAGTAAGGACTTTAGAGATCTTACTGACCATGAACAGCATATTTTTACCAGCAACTTAAAACGACAAATTTTGCTTGATAGCGTTCAAGGTCGCAGCCCTAATGTTGCTTTCTTGCCTATTGTTAGTTTACCAGAAGTTGAGACTTGGGTTGAAACTTGGGCGTTTAGTGAAACTATTCACAGCCGCAGCTATACTCATATCATTCGCAACATCTACAGCGACCCTAGTAAGGTGTTTGATGAAATGAAAGATATGAAGGAAATTGTTAACTGTGCTGAAAGCATTAGTAAGAATTATGATGATCTTATTGAAGCTGTCAGCTGGTACAATCTGCTAGGTGAAGGAACCCATACAGTCAACGGAAAGAAAGTAGTTGTTGACTTATATGATATCAAGAAAAAGATTTGGCTAGCCATAATGAGTGTTAACATTCTAGAAGGTGTGCGCTTTTATGTTAGTTTTGCCTGTAGTTGGGCATTTGCTGAACTAAAGAAGATGGAAGGCAATGCTAAAATTATCAAACTAATTGCCCGAGACGAAAATGTTCATCTAGCTGGTTCCCAACATATGCTAAAGGTGCTTCCATCTGATGACCCTGATTTTGCTAAGATTGCAGAAGAAACAAAGGGTACATGCACAGAAATGTTTATGAATGCAATTAGACAGGAAAAGGACTGGGCAGACTATTTGTTTCAAGACGGGTCGATGATTGGACTTAACGCAGATCTTTTAAAGCAATATGTTGAATGGATTGCTGCAAAGCGCATGAAAAGTGTTGGTTTAGAAACACCGTTTAAATCACCAGGAAGTAACCCACTACCCTGGACTCAAAAGTGGATCAGCGGCGCCGAAGTTCAGGTCGCACCACAAGAAACTGAAATAAGTAGTTATATAATTGGCGGCACCAAGCAGGATGTCACAGAAGATACATTTAAGGGGTTAAGTTTATAAAATGCTAACACTATACACAAAAAACAATTGCGGTTATTGCTTACAGGCTAAGGCGCTACTTAAAAATAACAATATACTGTTTGAAGAAATCAATATTGAAACCGACACAGAAGCTAGAGAGTTTGTATTAAATGAAGGCCATAGAACTATGCCTCAAATCTATTACCAACGAAAGCTCTTTGTTGAAGGCGGCTTTGCTGGATTAAGCACTTTGGGCGTTGATGGTATTAAGAATAAAATGGAAGAACCTGTTGATTATGGTTCACTTGGGAGCCTATAATTATGTATAATTTAAAATCACTAGCAGGTAAAGTTGTAACTATTAAGTCACATAAAGGTGATGAGATTGTTGCACGACTAATGGGCTTTAATGAAGAAGGTACAATATTAACAATCCACCATCCAAAGATTGTGGTTATTTCAGGCGACAGCGTAGTGTTAATTCCTTTTGCCCTAACAGCAAAATGTGATGAAGTATTTTTACATACCAATCAGATTTTTGCAGTATTAGAAACCAGCGAAGTAACAGCAGAAGAATACTTAGATCTAGTTAAAGAGGAACTAGGCGACGAAAACGACGCCGACCCGGCATAAATAATATTATGCCCGGGATAGCCAAAGTAACAGCATCGTTAGCAGGAACAGGAATCATTACTGGTCCTGGTGCTCCTACTGTTAAAGCTGAATATTCAACAGTGAGCGTTATTAACGATCTTGTTGCTACCCACGGTGAAGCACCACATATCCAACCATCTATCATTACAGCTAGTACTACAGTTTTTGCTGAATTTAAAGCAGTTGCAGTTGAATCATTAAGTACTGCGGCCTGTGGACATGCTGTTATTGCAGGTGCTCCCACAGTCATTGTAGGAAGATAACATGGCAAAGTTGGTGTCCGTAAAAGGCCCACATGCCAGAGGTCCAATTGGTAATATTCGTGTTCAGTGGAACATGGGTAACCAATGCAACTATAATTGCGAATATTGTCCATCTATTCTACACGATGGCAGCAGGCCATGGCTGTCTCTGGACACATACCTTACTACTGTTGATAGGATATGTACGCATTATAATAATCAAAACAAAAGAGTTGACTTTGAACTTATTGGCGGCGAAGTCACAGTTATGCCCGGATTTGAAGATATCATTCGACGCATATCTGAGTATAGGACAAACAGCGTTGTTTTTACAAATGCCAGTAGAACTATAAATTGGTGGAGTAAAGCTAAGGAATACCTAGACGGTGTTGTAATTACTTTTCATCCAAAAACGCAGACTAGAGAGCATTTAGTTGCTGTTATTAACGAAATCAAAGATCATGTTACTATAGATATTAATATTGCCGGCGTTGCAGGCGAGGTAGAATCTTTAGGAGAATGGGTTGAGGATTTACGAAATCTATTTTTAAATTGCGAACGCAATAGATACGATAGTGTAAGTATATGCGTTAAAACAATGTACGCAAAACTACTAGGTCGCAACAGTAAGCAAGAAACATACTGGCCTTATAATGAAGCTGAATTAGAAGTGCTCCGACGCCCTGGTATCAAGCCAAGCCCCTGTCCGCCCCCAGACCCTGACGCACCGCAGCCTCCCCCTCCGGATCCTACTGCATGGATGACAGAGTTTCTCTACGATGATGGTACAGCAAAGTATGTTCAAAGTCATTTAATTATAAATGAGGGCCTTAATAAATTTAAGGGTATGAAATGCTCTCTAGGTTTCGAAAGCATTAATATTGATGCTAGCGGTGATATCTACAGTAGTTGGTGCGGCGCAAAGCACTTTGGTAACATTTCTAATTTAGACAGTTGGGAATTACCATCCTCGGAAACTGAATGTCCGTTTGATTTTTGCAATAATATATCAGATATTGCTATCACTAAGGTAGCTTAACACACTTCTTAAACTATTACTGTAGTGTATTTTATTAAGATCTAGCGAGTTAATTTGATTAACTAGTTTAACGATTTCTAACAAATATTCATTTGTGTAGTTACCTTGAAACATAAACACATCTTTATAATTTATGTGCCAATCTGAACAAAGCATATTGGAAAATGTTTTAGTGATTTCTTCATTTGGGAAGACATGCCCAGTAACACTTATGCTGTAGCCGGTTAATGGCCTAAAACTTTTTTTAGATTCTGTTTTAAAGATCAGCGGATGTTCTAATATGGTTCTTCCAATCTTGTCTTTAACAAAGGTTCTTAGTGTTAAAAATCCTCGAGTACTCTTGACTAAATCTTTTTGAGGTAAGATTAGTTTAGGTATAGTTGATAATTGTTCCGGCGTACAGAATTCTTGTGGGTATGGACTATTAATACTAACAACATCATATAACCAATTGCCTCGTTGATCAATAATACTGCTATAACCTCTTACCGAATCCTCTACAATAATTTCGTTAAGAGAAGTTCCGTGAGCAATTTTTACTCTTGTACCAAGTTGCCGGCATAAATCTAATAGATTATCAATTTGATGATGATTGTGTTCAAACAGTTCAAACTCTAGTACTGCTTTGTTTTTTAGTATTGACAAATTTCGTTTAATAATGTCCCAGTTTGAATTTAAATAAATTTTATCAACAATATTATCTAACCCACTGAGTTTAACAAATACGCTACTATTAGACTCGGCTAGTAATTCAAAGAGCTTGTCATTTTGTATGTTTAGATAGGAGTGTATAATAAATTGCTTGTTTGATTTTATAATATCTTCAATATGAGAATAACACAGCGGATCTCCGTACGAACTAGTTAGAAATATAATATCATCGGTTTGATCTAGATATGACAATACTAGATTTTTGTCTAATTCTAAATGTGGATAATTTCTTCTTCCAAACCGATGCTGTATCCAACTACCCTGAGGTCCTAGCGGATTATAAACGGTGTTTGCTGTGGTAAGATCAATATATACGGTCATAAAAAAGCCCGTATTATTTAAAACACGGGCTCTAAAATTTATATTATTTTGATTATGGTTTCGGGCCGCCGCCACCGTAAAGGTTTGGCGAAACTTGATATGAAACAACAAGGTCATATTCGTTTGCATCGGCGTCATAATAATATTGACTGCTTGATGTTAACTCATCTTCGCTGGTTGTGTATAATCCAACACTATATTCTTCAACAACAATATTAGTATTTATTTTGCCTTTAATTGCAAAAACATATACACCAGGAACCTGAACAGTTGGATCTAGGCCTGTGGCTGTTACACTGACAATACCTGTGCTTGCATCAAAACTAATAAATGGTGGTGTTGGTGCAAAGTCTAATGTTTCTACTTCAGTAGCATCCGGATTTAAACCAATGTTTGCTGTTGCAGATGCACCAACTTGTACATTTAACAGTCTACCTGATGGTGTAGTTGCTACTTGGGCGGTATCTGTATTGTCTGTTGTAATGATTGATTTGTTAACTAGATTGTAATTAACATTGGCATCACTGCTATCAAAAACTAGTTTACTTGAACCTAAGAAATGACCTTCTTGGAGAATAATATCTTTGATTTCTTTTGCAGTTTTTGTAGGATATCTAGATGTGTAGTGAGTAGAAATACCTGCTACAACTCCTGTACTTAAACTTGTACCGCTAACAGTTTCATAGTTGGACGGGTCACTAATTGATGCTACATCAACATCGACACCTAGTGCAAAAATATCTAGTTCAGCACCATAGTTTACAAAACCTGTTGTAGCAGCACCACCCCAGGGCGCATTGGTAAACGAGCTAACATTGTAGTTTCTATCATAAGCACCTACTGTAATAGCATTAACAACACCGGCAGGTGAATATGTATTGATGTCAGCACCGTCATTACCGGCCGCACAAACAACAATTAAGTTATTTTCGTTCATCTCGTTGATTTTAGCGTCAACGAAATTATTTTGTGGGATGACCCATGGCAAACAAACAGTCTTTGCCTTTGAAAGCAAATTACCATTGTGATGATATAATACTGCATTTAGTGCATTAATAATTTCACCAATTGTAATGTTGCCGCTGTTTTGGTTAAACAATTTTAAATTGTATAGTGTTGCATTCTTTGCAGTACCTTGACTCCAACCAACAATTAAGCTGGCAACTGCTGTTCCGTGACCTGCTTGATCGTCATAATCACTAATGGCAGGATCATTTGCAAAGTTTGTCCAAAGATCAACAATATCGGACGCCGTAAATTCTGGGTGGCTGTTTTTAATACCTGTATCAACTAGATAAACATATTCTCCTGCGCCTGTTGTTATTGGTAACCAGGGTCTTGGATTAGCTGGAGTTCCTGTGCAATATAGCAAATGATCAGTATTTGCAACCTGCAATTTAACATTTACGCTAACACTTGAATCCTGTGACATAAGCACACCAGCTAAACTGTCAAATTGCTCAGCTGTGGCTTCAATCTCAAAAGTCAAGTTAAAAGCATAATTGTTAACGATTCCAGCACCTGTAGCAGTAATAGCAGCAACGGCTGCTGCATTATCTGCGTATAGATTGGGGTCTAGTGCTACTAAGTATTTCATGTCTGCTCCAAATTAGCGTTTAATTTTCGCTGTATTTATATAAGTATTTATCAGTTTAGCTTTAACAAGATGAGGAATATGGAAGATAAAATTTTATTTGGCAAATCCTGTGAAATAGTGTACACCAATACGGGCACTATCCTAAAATTAGGGGTCAAAAAGCCATCTGCAAATGTTATATTTTGGGACAAACTAGCTGAACATTTTGCCGGAATTAATTCTGCCCGTGTGTGTTTGAGCGGCGGAATTGATAGCCAGTTTTCTCTACAGGCAGCTAAAAAGTTGGGTATAGATATTTCAGCTGTAACTTATGCTGGTATTTGGCAGGGAACCGTTGTTAATGCACCAGATGTTGTTGCTAGTCAGAGATACTGCCAGCACTACAGTATTCCATTAGAAATAATTGATATTGACTTGTATGAATTTTTAAATAGTAACGAACTAATCGAATACGGAGAAACTTATAAAGTAAGTAGTCCCCAAATCGCTGCCCATTTAAAATTTCTGTCTAAACTTTCTGCTGATACTCCTCTTATTATGGGAGGTGAGCCAACCTTACTTTTTACTCATTATTTTTCGGATAACGATATTAAGTTATCGACACATACAAAAGAACAGTATACTAGAGTTAGTGCGCCCTACTACTCTTATGCACAAAAGAATAATTTAAAATTACTTAAAGATATTTTTTATTTAGATACCGAAATGGTTTATTTAGGATTTGAGCAGAATTTAAAATTACTCAAAGATGAAAAAATCTATATAGGGGGTAAAAGAAAAGAAAATAAAAATTACTTTGATATAGATTCTCAATATTCTAATCAAATGAATGCAATGCGGTATAAAACCGAATTTTATAGATCTTTTGGAGTAGAAATTATAGCACCAATTTTAAAGAATACAGGATTTGAGTCTCTTAAGAAACACCTAGCATCAGCGTCCGGAGTGTATAATGAGTTTGACATAAAATACCGTTCTCCCCTAGAGCTGATGCTTAAAGCAAAACCATGGTCTAAGAACCTTGGGAAAATATCTGTGTTAGATACCGAGTTTTCAAACTATCCTGAATTTAATAGTTTGGTTGAACAATACATAGATGTTTTAAAACACTCAGATAATTTGAAGAATTTGGCGTTATACTATTTTGATTTTTAAGTACTCTGTTAACTTTTGGGCAGTTTGACATCAACGAAAATTTTTGTTATAATATAGAGTGTGATAAATACAACATGTAATAATCAAAACGGCTACACAGCGAAAGGGACACAGTATGATAGAACTTTCTATACAAGGCGGGAACGCCAAACAGCGAAAGCTCGTTAAGAAAGCTATTAATTTTTGCATCAACCTGATGTTGCCAACGACTCGTTCGCTGCACATTAATGTTGAGCTTAAAAAACAAGATGGTGTTGGTTTGCTGCCCGGAGATTATGGTTCAGTTGTAAACATTTCAGGCTATAATAGCTTTCATATGGAGTTGTGGAAGAAGCAAAATATTAATCAATTGCTTGAAACCACAATGCATGAAATGATCCATGTTAAGCAGAGCATTAAGAAAGAATGGACTACATACTATTCTAAATGTTACTGGAAGGGCATTGATCATACAGATACATCTTATAGTCAGCAGCCTTGGGAAAAGCAAGCATTTAGATTATCGGGTAAGTTAGTTAAAGAATTTAAGAAACATAACAAAATAACAAGAAGTTAAATCTAAATGATAGAAAAAATTAATCAGTTTAATTTTAAAACTGGTCTGCTTTTACGAGAATACGAAAAAGTTAAATCACAATATGCAGGTGAAAAAGTAAAAAGAATTAGAGTTACATACTCTAGTTTTGATAAGGATACTGCACCACCACATCTTAGTTTTTCGTTGAGATGTAAACCTGCCAAAGAAGCAATGCAGCGTGGTGACAGAAGTTCATGGAACGTTGATAACATTTTAAAACCATTTCAAGGATCGTATACTGAACAAGTAGTTTGCGATGTTAATAAATGGTTAAACAATATTGGTTTAAGGGTTACAATTGTAAAATATGCTGAACTAGTATCTGGACAAGCATTTTGTCTACACACTGATGATTTTTATGATTATAGATTCCATATTCCTGTAGCTACTAATAAAGGAGCAATGTTCCACGTTGATAAAGGACTTTATTTTATGCATGACGTAGGTGCTATGTATAAGATGATAACTAATAAAGAACATGCTTGCTGGAACGTTGGCCACACACCCCGTGTTCATTTAATATTTGATACAGAAGAATTGAAGCCCTAATGGTGGAATTGGTAGACACGGCAGACTCAAAATCTGCTTCGAGAGAGTGGGGGTTCGAGTCCCTCTTAGGGTACCAAAAATCCCTTATTTTAAAAAAGATAAATAAAGTTGCATAAATAGGTTGACAGAAGAAAACTTCTGTGTATAATAAGGACTATGATGACGCAAATGATAAAATCGGCATTAAGAACGAATCGTATGGCCAGTTATTGGTCAGGCGTTGTCTTCTTCTGCGGACAAAATCATGATCCGATTCTAGAGGGGGGAAGCACAGTATAAGGTTGTACTCATATAACTATATACTATGCGGACCCCGAAGTAGAAATACTCCGGGGTTTTTTATTTTGTAGTTGACAAGATAAAAACCTGAGTATATAGTGTGTAAAGTGCTAATAGGGAACGCGGTCCTGCAAGGCACTATAAACAAATTGCTACTAACGTGGGCGGCCTAGGGGATGAGAAGCCGGTGGCGAAAACACTGGTGGTAAAAACCTAGAGTAGATAAGCGCAGGACCGCGGCCAAAGGCGTGGTCACATTGGGATTAATCTAATGAGTCCTGCGCTTATCTACCCACATTCGAAAGAGTGTGGTAAAAATTCATGTGGGCAAGCGGTGAAGTTGGAGAGTCACACCAGACTGTAAATCTGGCGCTATTAGCTGAGTAGGTTCGAATCCTTCCTTTCCCACCAAGGTTTTCGTATAAGTAATGTTTATAATTTATGCACCGTTCGTCTAGCGGCTTAGGACATCGCCCTTTCACGGCGAAGATCACGGGTTCGAATCCCGTACGGTGTACCAAATTAAAGTTTGACGCAGGATAGAGCAGTTGGTAGCTCGTGTGGCTCATAACCACAAGGTCGGGGGTTCAAATCCCTCTCCTGCAACCAGATTTGGGGATGTAGCTCAGTTGGGAGAGCGTTAGCTTTGCAAGCTAAATGTCGTCGGTTCGATCCCGTCCATCTCCACCATATTTGTCAGTATAGCTCAGTTGGTTAGAGCACTCCCCTGATAAGGGAGAGGCCGGTGGTTCGAGTCCACCTTCTGACACCATCTAATGGTGATGGTAGCTCAGTTGGTAGAGCCCCGGTTTGTGGTACCGGTTGTCGCGGGTTCAAGTCCCGTCCTTCACCCCAGATACCCCGCATTACACTTTGGGCGCAACGAAAGTGGGTAGACGTATCATGCCATAAAGATACCGGCGAAGCAATCTGCCGCAGAGACCTGCTTAACATGGGTGACTCGATAACATTGCACGGGCGTTCAAAAGCCGACCTAGAAATGCTTTTGTGGACAGGGCAACAACTCAGTACTGGGCTAGTGGGGACTAGTAGCAGCACACTTATAGAATTTATGGCCCGTTAGATCAGTTGGTTAGATCGCATGCCTGTCACGCATGAGGCCACCGGTTCAAGTCCGGTACGGGTCGCCAAATTGGAGAGGTGGCAGAGTCCGGTTTATTGCACCAGTCTTGAAAACTGACGAAGGTAACACTTCCGTGGGTTCGAATCCCACCCTCTCCGCCAAGTTTAGGTAAGAAAGCTCGTTAGCGAATCGACATACCGAGGACTAACCTTGTTCGCGGCTTAATGACTGTGATCCTAGGAAAAGCACAGAGTAGACAAACGCTACATCAGTCGGCAAAAGAATAGTAAACTTTCTTACCTAAAAATCACTTTTTTGGTTGACATATATCCAAAACCTGCTATTGTTAAAATGTAGGCAGTAGGGAGTAGTTGGATGTTTGTTTTTGCTGTTATCGCTTTTGCTTTTGTTATGTTCACGGTTGTTCGTGAAGATATGAAAGTTGGTTACGCTCTTGTTCCTAGCGAGTTAATGTAAATGACTGATCCTGTACTTAATGACATTGGTATGACGCTGTACACTACTCCGCGTGGTGATGAATACTACGCCTGGGAGAAGGCTTCGCTTGAAGCTGAGTTAGAGATGGAATACTATAACGATTATGCTCCAGAAGATTTCCCCATCTACGATGAGGATCCTGACTCAGATGGTTATGGGTGGGAGCGCCAAGCACTTAATAAAGTGTGGATGTAACAAATCAATCAAGAAGGAATTGAGCATGAGTAATCCAGCATTTACTACTAAACAGAATTATATTCGTACTATCGAAGGTCGTATTGCTAGCCTAAACATCTATAAGGAAGCGGGCTACGAAGCTGAAGTGCAGCGTATGGAGTTTGCCCTTGCAGATGTTATTGCAAACATGCCCGAAGGAGAGTTGGATGCACTTCGTGCGATCCAGAACAAGGTTCTTACTCCTGCGGAGAAGGCTGCTGAATCGACTCGCATTGCAAAACAGATGGAAGAAAATCGAGACAAGCCGAGCATCTAATAAGGCATTTTTTGGTTGACATATATCTAAAACCTGCTATTGTAAAAATGTAGGCAAAGGAGTTAGGCAATGAACACTTACAAGTTTGAAGCAAACGGTAAGAAGGTTGAAGTTGACGCAACCAAGATGCTGGAAGCAATGGCAGAAGCCAACAAGCAGTTTGGTAGTCTTCCGCAGGGTGCTTGGATGGCCAGTGGTTCGCTACGCAACTATCGTTGGGCAGTTGGTAACTTTTTTGATTAAGGAAATGAAAATGCGTTCAGCAATGATTGAAAAAGATGTGTGCATTGATGCCCTTGTTGAGCCTTCCGCTCCATGGGCATGGGTTTGGAAAGTTAAGTTTCTAGAGGGTGCCGAGGTTCGTTCTCAGGCTTCATATAACACTGAAGATGATGCTTGGGATGCCGCAGGAGATTATGTTAATGGAGTCACGGCATGACTTACTGGTTGATTGTGTACCTGTTTACCGCAGAGGGCGAGTTTGTTGCTAAAGATACTTACGAAACTGCGAGCATGATCCAATGTACGCAGTTTGCAGGTAATGTGACTCGCACAATTATTAACAGCAAGTTACAGGCACAGTTTCATTGTTTGAGTGACAGCGAATATCGCACAGAAGTGCTAAAGGAGTTACCATGAAGAATTTTATTACTATTGCTGCAATTGCAGTTGTTGCACTTACCACAGCATGTGCTCCTAGTGTACAAACACTATCGATAGAAGAAGCTGCTGGTCCAGCAGCAGTCGAAGCACTCGCCGCGGCCAAAAACGCAGAAGTTGTTGCTGAAAAGGCAAAATCTGCTCTTGGTGAAAATGAACAGCCAAAGTAATTGAACAGAACGGACCTTTAGCTCAGTAGGTAGAGCAGTAGACTTTTAATCTATTGGTCCCGGGTTCGAGCCCCGGAGGGTCCACCAATTTAAAATACGGACTGTTAACTCAGTAGGTAGAGTAGCTGACTCTTAATCAGTAAGTCGTAGGTTCGATCCCTACACAGTCCACCAGTTACATGGTACGCTCTTGTAGCTCAATGGTAGAGCTGACCGCTCATAACGGTTAGGTTGGAGGTTCGAATCCTTCCGGGAGCACCATGTCGTAAATAGATTTTTGTACCCTTGGTGTTAACGGTAGCATAACGGTCTCCAAAACCGCTGGTTGAGGTTCGAATCCTTAAGGGTATGCCAAATAACGCCCTAGTAGCTCAGTTGGCCAGAGCAACCGCCTTGTAAGCGGTAGGTCCGCGGTTCGAATCCGTGCTGGGGCACCATTTCTTGGGACGGTGGCAGAGTTGGTCCAATGCAACGGATTGCAAATCCGTAAAGCCGCCAGTTCGAATCTGGCCCGTCCCTCCAGTTAAATGCGGGTATGGTATAGGGGTTGTGCCTCAGCCTTCCAAGCTGATGAGGACCAGTTCGAATCTGGCTATCCGCTCCAAATGCGATATATAACTGTATGAGTTTTCAATTTGTTCGAGAAACAGTAGCATACAGTGAAGATCCTTTAGTAAACAGTCAATATCTTTCGGTGGCAAATTTTGCTCGATGGATTAGACAGTTTGAATCTTCTAATTACACACTGGCTAGTTGCAGTTGGCAGCAGCGGGAATTTTATGAGTTTTTGTTAACCTATAATAAACCTGTTCTACTGTTTAACTGTTTTGATCCTATGTTCGTTGGTGATAATAATACACCTTTAGCACATTACATTGAACTATTGAATAATACAAATCATGTTCGTGTAGTAGGCAACAACATAGACGATTATTTAAACTATTGGTGTTTAGGATTTTCCCCCGAAGGGCAGTTTAGAAATTATCTACAAGATGATTTCTTAAAGTGTAATTTTGAAAAAGTGTTCTTGTGTTATCAAAGATCAAACACTGGTCATAGACAAGAATTATATAATGCTCTTAAATCTCATAATGCATACGGAACAGCAACTTATGCTCATTGGGAAAGCAACAGTACTAATGTGGTTAATGATATAAACACAGTTGGTAGTTTAGACATTTGGAATAGTCATTTTTTAAATATCATTAGCGAAACACAATATGATTGGAACAATCCGTATCAAGTGTTTCTAAGTGAAAAAACTTGGAAACCTATATACGGTATGAGGCCTTTTTTGCACTTTACTAATGTGTATGCGAATGACTTTTTGAAAAGTCAAGGTTTCGAATTGTTTTGGGAAGACTTTGGTTGTGTTTACAACAATAACGAAAGTTGGTCTTTTCAAATAGAACAAATTACGCAAGCTGTTGAAAATCTTAAGAATGAGAATTTAAACAGTTTTTATAAAAAATTATTGCCAAAAATCAAGCACAACAGAATAAATTTAAATAAATTTATACAGCGGCAAAAAGACAAGATTGAAGCAATAAAACATATTCCATTCCCTAGTAGCTCAGTGGTAGAGCAGACGACTGTTAATCGTCTGGTCGGTGGTTCGAACCCATCCTAGGGAGCCATTTTTTGGCAGTATAGCATAGCGGCTAATGCGACACCTTCATACGGTGTTTATCGTAGGTTCGAGTCCTACTACTGCTACCAACGGTCCTTAGCTCAATGGATTAGAGCGTCAGTCTTCGAAACTGGGGGTTGGGGGTTCGAGTCCCTCAGGGCCGGCCATTAATAATTAGGAGAGGTGCCAGAGTGGCCGAATGGGCCGGTTTGCTAAACCGTTGTACGGGGAAACTTGTACCGAGGGTTCGAATCCCTCCCTCTCCGCCACATATAGGAAAGAGTAGAACGGGAGTCGCCTGAGGTATCTGATTGCAACAGCAAAAGAGGTGATACCCTAGAATGGCAGGTCAAGGCGCAGCCGAGACTCCAAACGCCATGGTAGCTCAGTTGGTAGAGCAGCGGATTGAAAATCCGCGTGTCGGTGGTTCGATCCCGCCCCGTGGCACCATTTAATTAGTTGACAACAGTCAACTACGGATATATAATTTACATAATGCGGGATTAACTCAGTGGTAGAGTAGCGCCTTTACACGGCGAATGTCGGGAGTTCGACCCTCTCATCCCGCACCATTTTTATCGGGCATTAGCGCAGTCTAGTCCCTTTGTTAATAAGGAAAAGTAGAATATGAAGAAATTTTTAATTGATGCAGCCAAGTTTGGAGCCGGTGTAGTTATTGGATTTTTGATCGGCGGCGGATTAACTGGTTACAAATTTGCTGATGCTATTGAGCGCGGTGACGTAACTGTAACTGTTGCAGGTGAAAAGGTAGATGCTGCTGGTGGCGCTGTTCAAGTTGGAACAGAAAAGTAATTAAAGTTTTCGGGCATTAGCGCAGTCTGGCTAGCGCACCTGCTTTGGGAGCAGGGGGTCGTAGGTTCGAATCCTACATGCCCGACCATTTAAAATAGAGCAATATGAAACATGCGATTTTTAACTAGAAAATTAGTTCGTCCGGAAGACCTAAATGCAAACAATACCCTGTTTGGTGGTAGACTAATGCAATGGGTTGACGAAGAGGCTGTAATTTATGCCAGTGTTGAAACTCGTCATAAAAAGGTAGTAACTAAAAGCATATCAGCAATTGATTTTGTTGCTCCTGCTCGTCAAGGAGATATAGTTGAAATTGGTATTGCTCTTAAGAAGGTCGGTAATTCTAGTATTACCCTCGAAGTAAAAGTCAGAGATCTAACAACACAAAATGTTATTGTTGAGATTGACGAAATGGTTTTCGTCTGCGTTGATGAAAACGGTAAGCCTGTAAAACACAGTTTATCAAAATAAGTTTTTTGACCCTTCGTCTAGCGGTAGGACACCGGATTTTGATTCCGGCAGCTGAGGTTCGAATCCTTGAGGGTCAGCCATCTCTAAAACTAATCTTAAATTATTATTGAAGAGTAGAAAAAAAATATTAAAAAGTAGTTGACAAACAAATTATTTCGTGTATATTGTAAACATAAGCTAAGAAATTAGCAACGTTCTTTAAAAAGTAAAAATTGGGCGGCATAACGTCCTTAGGGTAACTACAGCAATGTAGCTAAAGCAGGAAAGCCTACGCACCTGCGCTCGCAAGAGTCCATTTATGCAAGCCTGGGTCAGGGTTGACTCGCCGTAAGGCGAAAGCAACCTTCGTCACTGTAATGGTTGGCGATAGACAGTAAGCAGGTGTTATAGTCCGAAAGGATACGAACAGAGCCAGTCGGTGAGTTCTAAGAGGCTGTGGTGGCCAAGCTATAACATACCAAACTTGCGAATGTTGATGATCAACAGGTAGGTACAGGGTTCGACTGTTCGCGCAGAAGGGCTGAGTACTAGTTTGATAGTTGAACCGATGAGGGGAGACTTGAAAAACCGTTGAGTAGCTCGCAAGGCAAAAGGCATGAGGTGTGTTGTATTCTGTATCTAACAAGATATGGAGCAACTGGAACAGCACATCTTGGTAGGTTCGCAAATAGCTCAGTGGTAGAGCAATTCCATTGATAAGGAATCGGCGAAGGTTCAAATCCTTCTTTGATACAAAAAGCGAAAGACTGTTCCGGTATGTTGTGAAAGGTGCTTAATACCTGACACGCAAGTGAATTGGGTTCACAGAAGCTCGCAAGGCCGAAGTGATTGTTCGGATAGAAGACGTAGACTGTTAGCGCAGTCGAATAGCTCGCAAGGCTAGCGGAAGATAGATGGACGAATAGCAACATACGACGAGAGAAACGCCACTCTCCAAAAAAGGCAGCACTGAGTGTTACTAGGTGATCCGCAAGGACCTTAGTGGATAACGACTCAACCATCCTCGCAAGGGATAGGGTACAAGTCAAAGACACTCGTTCGAAGCTGTAATCTCAGGCTCGGTTAGATGACTTAAACTTATTAGATGAACACATTGCCCGTCACTAAGCGGGAGGGTCATGACCCCAGTGTGTTCTTTTAATAAGATTTG